TCTTCTGCTTCGGGTTCAGATCGGAGATCTGGGTGTGCTTCTTCGTCCCTGAAGGAAGCGGCTGGGACGTACCCTTCTTTCGTCCTTTCGGCTTCCTCGTCCGAAGGTAGTACGCATGAGCCTTCTGCGGATCGTATGGCGCAGAGGCGTGCATGAGGACTGTGCCGTCAGGCAGTCTCACTGGGGCACCTCCAGACTGTCGAAGATCTCCTGAGTGCTCATGGTCGAGACGTCAGGAACTCCGTCGGCTGGAGGAACTCCGGTGTCAGCTTGAGGCATGTTGCTGTTGATGAGCTGATCAGCCTTCGGTTCGGACGATGGCTTCCACCCAACGATCTGACGGATCTCATTGGAGGATGCGATCTCGTTGCGGGTGAACTTGTCCGCGATGTCGGCAATGCCGCCCTCGCCACCGATCGGAATGAGCTTGAACGGATCACGAAAGTACATGACTGTCTGCTTCTGTGACCGAGCCGTCTTGGTCAGGAAGGTTCGAGACATGGCTTCGGTGATCGCGTCCATCACTGGCTCGATCGTGCGCAGCCAGTAGTTCAGCATCGTCTTCTCGTCCGCTGTGCCGTTCATGACTTCAGGTGTCAGACCCAGCTGCACGTAGAGAAGCTCCGTGAGCTGTTGCACCTCGGCCATGAGCTGGTTCTCAGCCGGACGATTGAGCTGAGTGATCTTCTCGGTTCCGTCGGTGTACGCGATGCCGTACTGAGATCCCTTGAGCTGGAACTCGATGTCCTGTCGACGCTGCTCGGCCTGCTGGCGACGTGCCTCGGACTTGATCACGTAAGGAAGCTGGATGATGAGATCGAGCTTGCCCGATGCTGCCTGCTCGTCGACCTGGTCGAGAAGGTTGAGCTTACGAACGAGACGCTGAAGGGTGGAATTCATCTCGTTCATCACCGAGTAGAGAGGATTCTCGATGATGGCTGTGGTCTGCTTGGGAACTGTGAGCTCCTCGCGCAGACCGGTCTTCTCGTTGAAGCACTCGACTCGGACGTGATACGGATACCACGTCACGATCTTGCCGATCCGAAGCGTCTTGATGTCGAAGCCGCCCGACGTCTCCGGACTGATCGTGGTGTCGATCGGAACGATCGCACAGGTGCCTTGCTCGAACAACGTCATGGCGATGTCCTGACGAAACATCCGAGCTGCCTGATCCACGTTCGCCTCGGTGGTGAGGCAGTAGTTGAGGCCGCTGTCGATGTCCTCGAGATACCGCTCGTCGTCGTCGACTCGGACGTGACGGATCTTGATCGAAGCCACGTCAATGCCAAGACGGTTGTAGATCGAGGAGATGATCGATCGCTCGTTCGACACATACACGACCGGACGATCCGGACGCCGTCCGCCGATGTTCGCGCCGTAGTACCCGCTGAACGGGGTCGTCAGGCGTCGCTGTTCTTCACCAACGAACGCGTTCCAAGCGTGTCTCAACCTCTTTACAAATGGTGTTGCCATCGCCTCACCTCCTTTCTATTCGAACGCGTCCTTGTTGGCCTTGTACGCCACGTAAGCGTCCATCATCGCGGCCACGTTGTCGATCTTCTCTTCCTGCCGCTTCTTCAGAAGCTTACGGTTGCCGTTCGTGTCCTCAATGGTGATCGAGTTGCCCATCGACCACGACATGAGACCTTCGTCGAAGATGAGCATGCGATCCTCGCTCAACTTCTTGAGTTCTCCGAGCGGAACCGACTCGGTCTTGGCCCCCTGAATGACCTTGGTGATCCCGAAGGGACCATTCTCAGCTTCCCAACGCTCCACGAACTCCTTGGCGTTGTACGGATCGAAGCCGAGTGTGCGAACGTCGTACTCACACTTGATGATGTGCTCATCGAGATCCGAGTAGATCTCCATCATGTCCAGAACTGTGCCAGGCATGACATGCAACGAGCCCTCGTTGATGAACTCGTCGTACTTGATACGAGCCGCACCAGGAAGCAGCATGAGCGTTCGCTCGGTGATGTAGCTTCGAACTTTCACTCCGAACTTCTCGTGTGTCAACGGAAAGAGGAACGTGAACGCACAGAAGTCATCACCCTGCGAAAGGTCAGCCCCAAGAGAACAAGGCATACTCCAGAAAGTCTTCTGGCGGTGAGGGATAGTTTCTTCGTAGGTGAAGAAGTACGTGTATCCCTCCATTGGAATTCCAAACCGCTTGGCGAGAATGTCGTTACGAGAAGCCGGGGCCTTTTCAGCTCGCTCAACATCAAGATGGTAAGTCTCATACGAGATCGTCATCCCAAGGTTTGGATTGGCTTTACGCCACATTGCTGGATCGTTGACTTCCTCAATCTCGTCCAGCTTGTAGTGCCAGATCGAGACATGAGGAGCCTGGTACTCGCCCTTCAGGATGTCAGCTAGCTCCATCTTGATGGTATCGCCCGATCCGTTTCGGACAGTACCCTCGGAACTGGTGGCAATGATCAAGTAATCCTCCAGTTTGGAGGCGCCTTGCTCAACTGCACCTACGACATCCTCACGAATATCGCCAGACAGCCACTCATCGATCGTGCTGATCTTCGGACGAAGACCCTGCAGCTTGTTGATGGCCATCGGGCGAATCTCGAGAAGCGATCCGGTCAGGAAGTTCTCAATTCCCTTCTTGGTGGACGCGAGTTTCACGCGGAGCGCTCGAGAACCCGTTGTGTTCTGCAACGAACCCTCGGTGAGGAACTTGAACAACGGTCCACGCGCGCGCGTGATGGCCGTGCGAATCGGAGAGATTACCTCGTCTGCCTGCTTCATCGTCGGCGCAGTTGTGATCTGATGCGTCGTCGACGTGTCAACGTTGAGGAAATAGCTCTGAATCAGAGATGCGTACATCGACTTAGCTGCACCTCGAGCAACAATGAGGTACTGCTTGGTCGTCAAACGCTTCTTGATCGTCCGATTCTCGTAGTGGCCCCCGTGTAGATCCTTGGAGGGGACGTATACACTCCGTTCGACGAAGTAATACCAGCCAAAGATCTGTTCAGACCACAACTTGAACACGGGAAGGAGATGAAGATCACGACCATCAGTCAGAGTCAGCTCGTTCTCACAGAAGAGAATGAAACCTTCGACTGCCTGATCATCGTAATAGATGTTCGGGTTGGCGATGAGCGCATCGATCCGATTCATCTCCATTGAGATCTCTCGGTTCACTGGGATTTCACCGCGGAGGACTGCATCACGGAATTCTCCGTAATATCGCGGTGTCGCAGCGTTCGATAGCGCCATTTTCACCTCCCTCTAGATCCCGATGTACTTCTTGACCGCCTTGGTGGCCTGATCGTTCGCCACCCTCTGCACTTGGTTCTTCCCGGTGTTGACGAGAAGACCACTGACGAACTTCTGCCCCGGGATCACCCGCTTGGTCTTGGCCGTGGCCTCGGTGAAGTTCTTCTCGAGGTTCATACGAGTAACAGCGGCCTGGATCTCCTCGTTGGAGAGCGAATGCACCCCAGAAGCCTTGGCCTTCTGCTTGGTAGCAGCCGTCTTGACCGCTTCCGGCGCCGGAGCATGCCCTTGGCCCCCCTTGGCCTTGAGCTTGCCCTTATCGACGCTGACAGTCACCTCGTTGGGGCTTCCGATGTTCTTGCGCCGCACACCCCAGCGCATCCCCTTGATGCCGTGATGTGCGAGCGCGTTTCCGATCTTCTCGGACCACATCGCCACTTCAGGCGACATCGGAGGCTTGGGATTCTCGGTGAGCGGGAACTCGGAACCCTCGTAGTCGCCGAACCACACAGCGACCTTGTCGAACGTCACGTACTGGACCCCCATGGGATCCCAGTCGTCAGGATGCGCGGGAGTCTCCGGATACCCCAGCGTCAGGTGTGGCTTCCACACCGTATTCTGGGGAATAGCGTTGTACGCCATGGAGATCTCCTGGCAACTCAACAACATCGACCGGAAGTCGTAGAGTTGCCAGGGAGTCTCCTGCGAGAAGAAGAGGACATCGGCCTCGTCGGCTCCGAGAACTCCTCGGTGGTCCACGAGAAGGCTGAACGGCTCGAGTCGCATCGACTCTTCCTTCACCCGGTCAACGATCTTGCTCACGTTGGGATTCGACATCGCGTCGCCCAGGAACAGGATCGTCATGTGCGGGACTTTCTCGCTTGAGACCTTCCAGACATCGT